CCCCAACTCCTTGGGAAATCTCCATTTTAAGGACCTTATCATGAATCAGTTCAAGAGCCTAGACAAACATTTCCCCACTTTGCCGAATAGGCATTCTGGAGAAGTCGTATCACTTAGCGTCTACGTTGACTTTCAGCCTAGCGATAAACTGAGTCCCTGGTCGGATGCGCTTTCATCAGAGATGGTGGAAGCTCTTCGATTTTGGGACCAGCAGTCGTCTGGGGTGTTGTCATGGAAGCGCAAAGCATGGTACGTGAACGCGTCTTCAAACGCGTTTATCCTACACAGATCTCTGTGTAGGGAGTTAGCCGAGTTCCTGGACCATGAGCAAGGTCTGCTTGTCAATCCTCTCGTGTCGAAGCAACAGGTGAAAACGGCGAAAAAGTTGTTAGCCAGAGCGGTTTGGAACTCGTATGTGCTTAATTGCACATACGATGACCAGTACCACGAATGGCTAATCAAATTTCCGTCGCCCACTGATTGCTTGTCTACGAATCCATCATTATGGTGGAATTCCAACACTGATGACGACAAAATGTCGATTCAGTGCTGGATTGAGTCTTGCAAGAAATGGAAATTTCCTGGAGATGAAGATTCTTCTCTGCCCCAAGTGGCACTACTGCAAGAACGCGTTCACGAAGTTAATAAGTGAACTTGTTCTATATATGCAGTCGTTGTCTCCTTCTTCCTAGACGGCAAACCTGTGTGTTTTCTACACGCTGGTCTGTTCAGAAGGGGAATCGGATAAACTTGGTCCGCTGCTCGTGAGAGCAGTACTACGCATGGGTGGCCACCTCGTGAGAGGTTGCTGCTCGTACGGCAAAACCGTAACCCCGTAAGCTAGGAGAGTCCCGTGGGAACTTTAAAAACTCACTTCGTGGCCGTGAAATCGAAGTGGACCTATACCAACAGGTATGGGACAGTCACAACGACGCCTTCGGCCTCGGAGCATAGTTTATTCTCACAGGATGGTTACTTCGGCCCAAGGCTTCCGCCGCCGCCCGCTATCCACGATTACGATATGTACCATGACCACATTACTGCGGCCAAGGGTAACTATTTTCAATCGTGGAGTGATGGTTCGTCGGCTTATAGCTTTGGCGATCATTTGTCTACAAACCCTTCTTCGGTAGTTTTGCTACCGGAGTTTAACTGGGACAATTTGTATGCGCGCACACTTGATAAACTCAATGACCAAGTCCGCGGAGGTATGGATATCTCCGTAGATCTGGCACAGGGCCGTCAAGTGATGCGCATGCTTAATGCCCAGGAAAGGGTCTATGACTATACCAAAACTTTCTTGAAGAAACGTTTTGGTGTGATCCGCACTCTCGCCACTCTTAGGTTGGAGTATATGTATGGGGTTAAGCCCCTTATGGATACTGCTTTCAAAGGTGCCGATGAGTTACTTCGCCATCAATTAAACAGGATGGCTAGGTATCGCGCCCGTGTTGTGGATAAGAGCTATAAACCAACTAGCGTAATGGTCCAGTCGTTCTTCGGGCCTACCTGGTCAACATCGATACTGTCGTCGGACGTGAAAATGTCTACGACACTCGGTGTGACAATGGTAGTCAACGAGGATAACCACTGGGACTTACGAAAGTGGTCTAGCCTTAATCCCTACAGCATTGCTTACGAAATGGTGCCATATTCGTTTGTCGCTGACTGGTTCTATGATATAGGAGGTTACCTCCGAAACATGGAAACAGCAATGGCATACGGATTCGATTTCCAAACGGGTTACCGTTCGGATCTCGCGGCATTTTCTGGCTCGATGCTCAGATATGTTCCCTACGTCTCGTACCCTTACGGATACGAGTCTTACCAAGCCAGCTATCGCGGGCTTAGGTTTAAACGTAGGAAGCTTAGCTGGTACCCGAGTCCCCAGAAACCGACTCTCCAGGTTGATCTGGGATCGTCTCGTCTCCTCAACGGTGCTGCGCTTTTGGCCAACATGTTGGGATCAACGGGTGAATCTGATATGAAAGTTCCTCGCGGCTACGAATCCAATCGCTATCGCGAAAGGGTTAATAACAGTAGGAACATCACTTTCAAGTTCAAACGTTGATTTGAGATGTATCCGCCAATTCCCTGAGGGGTTGGTGTCAACTTACCGGGTGACCGGTAAAACAATGAAAGAGACCTTAATGGCCTCAAACATCGTCCTTGCGGACGCACTGGGAACCCCAGTGAATCACACCTTTGTACCGATCGGTCGGGACAAGAACGGCATTTTCTGGTTCGAGGATCAATCACAAGCCAATGCTATTGGCTTTTGGAAGATCGCTGCCGAACTGAAACGGCCGGAAGCCCCGAATGGCAAAGCGTCTTCCGACGGCCGCAGCTACCGTGTGAAGGTTGGGTTGCACGAGCCGGTTCTCGAGAATGTGTCGAATTCGACCATCTCGGGCATCGCGCCAGCTCCAACTCTTTCGTACGTTTGCCGCAGCTTCACGGAGTTCGTGATGCCCGAGCGTGCCTCTCTGCAGAACCGCAAGGATCTGCGCAAAATGCAAGCCAACCTCTTGGTCGAGGCTCAAGTCTTGAGCCTGGTCGAGTCGTTGGTTTACATCAGCTAACAGATCCCTAACTCCTAAGGAGAAAGCGATATGCAGAAACTGCAGCACTCTGAGAGTGTAGAGATCGAAGTGATTCGATTGTTGCAGACAGCCCTCGTTCCGAGCGTGAAGTTCGATTCTTGGTTGGCTTACGTCAACTTTGATATCGACCCCACGCAGTACAGCTCTGCTGATCAGTTCAAGCGAGATTATGTCTATGTGCGCTTTCTACGAAAGTGGAAAGGGCACAATCAAAAAGACATAAACCCGACTAAAGCTGCATTGGCTACTTGGTGGAAATCCGAGGAGTTATGCTTCAAAACTAACAGACGCCTTTATATGGAAACGGTCACGGGGAAATACTCCGTGGCGCCGAACATCATTTCCGATGTTCAGCGAAAAATCCAAACCATACTGGGCCCTGTGAATCTTGGACGCATTTCTGAGCTGTGCCGGTTCGGCAAAGGTGCTACTTTCGACTTGCGTCGAGGTAGCACCCACGCCGACAAATCCCTTCGTCCTACTATCACCTTCGATGCGATACCTTTAGCCTGCCGGGTTTTAACCGGTGATCGCTATTTGGCATCGCTCGTCGGTCCCCTTCGCAATCTTCGGATTGTGTCGGCAAACCGTATGGTGATGGTACCAAAGAATGCTAAAACGCATCGACCTATAGCGGCTGAACCCACGATGAATAGTTATATTCAACAGGGGATCGGCCGTTATGTGCGCGAACGTTTACAAGCATTCGGCGTTGACCTGAATGACCAGACGATCAATCAGAGTCTGGCTAGTTTAGCTCAAGAATGGGGTTTCTCTACCCTAGATCTAAGCTCTGCTAGCGATACGCTTTGCATCAACCTTGTCAAACTCCTATTACCGCGTGAGTGGTATGAAGTGTTTGAGTCGGTACGAGCGCCGGCCACACAATATGGCGGAAGAAGATTTCACTTGTCGAAATTCTCAAGTATGGGCAACGCCTGTACTTTTGAACTAGAGTCGTTGATCTTCTTCGCGTTATGTTCGGTGGTCAGTGCTCATGATGTTTTCGTATACGGCGATGATTTAGTGGTTGCACATTCGGACGAGGCACAAGTCAGGGAAATCCTAACATGGGCCGGATTCAATGTTAATCACAATAAATCATTTGGTTTGGGCTCTCGTTTCTTCGAGTCTTGCGGTGAGCATTATTTTGATGGTGAGGAGGTTACTCCCTGTCATCAAGAAGATGTCTGCCTTAGACCTGTTGATTACGTGCGCCTTCACAACCGCCTTGTGCGTGCTGGTATACGTCTCAACCTCAGAGATGAGTTTGAAACGGCTGCTAGACACGTGCGACGGCGCTGCCGCCTGCAATTCGGTAGGAGATGCCCAGGAGTCGGACCCCTCGTAGAGTATGATGAATACTTTATTAAGGAGTCTTTCGTTTGGGCAGGGCCCTTTGCAGATTCCGTTCGAATACGGTCAGTGGTCACTAGATCAATTATTCGCAAGAATGGTGATCGACGTGCTCATCTGGCTTATTTCGCTCGGAAATTACGAAATCCTTCGTTTCTGAATCCCCACAAGAAGGGGTGTGTATCAGATAGCGTTGGATCAAAGCTTCTCACAAAAGAGAAGTACCATTGGAGAAGCGCTACAATGTAGTGCTTACGACGAACCTGCCAGTCCTTTTGGGACGGCATGTCGCACCTTAGGTAAGTGCGTGGAGGAAGTTTTCTACTTCCAGCAAGCGGGTCAGTGCGTCTGC